TTCACCATGTAGTAGTTGTTCGCGTCGATCGTCGTGGCGAGGCTGAGCCTCTGCACGTACGGATTGCCGGTCTGGATGGTGACGTACCCTCCAGCGGATCCAGAGGCATAGCTAACCTGCACTTGGATGCCGGTCTCCACCGTGCCTTCGTACTCGATCTCAGTCCCGGGAGCCGCTGTGGTTCCCTCTACCGTGATCGGATCAACCGAGGTGAAATATGGATAGGGGCAGATGATCGAGACCTGGATCTCACCGGTCTTGCCGAAGATGTTCGGCTCGTTCGTCTCCACGTAACCGAAAATCTCCACCGGGGGAAATTCGTCGGTTTCAAAGACAAGCCGGACCATGCGCTTCGGCATGAAATATCGGTACAGGAGCTGCCGGAGCTTCTCGTACGTCCAGGTTGCCCAATCCGGGTTGGGCTGGATGGTCAGGACGATGTTCCTGGCCCCCACTGCACTACCTACGTAGCTGTGCCCGTCTGAGGATCCGAGGGCAGACGTGTTGATGGCGGCGTTTACCGGGCCGAGGCCCTGTACGTCGGTGATCTGGAACAGGTCGGTCTCTGCTCGCCCGGATGGGTCCAGCAGCACTTCCACAGCTGAAGACCAGGAACTGTACGCCCTGAGTGTTTGCAACACCGCTGTCTGCACCTCCTTTCAGAATATAACTCAAGGCCCCCCGAAGGGGGCCCAGAGTCAGGTGGCCTTGGCTATCGCCAGCTGGTTCTTCGTCTGGCGGTAGATCTCGAGCTTGCTCAAGGCCTTGGGCGAGTAGTTGTTCTGCTCGAAGTTGTACGTGTCACCAACCTGAGCAGTGGCAGCAGCCTCCTCCTCAGCAGTCCGCTGAGTGGAGATGCTGGATGCCTGTCCGTACGACGCGGCCGCCGTGATGGAGGTCACGTTGTCCAGGATGCCCTGCATCTGCTCCGATCCCTTCTGAACCTCACTGAGGTCCAAAACCGGAGTGATCGTCGGAGTCGTGTCGATGTCCGTCGACAGAATATCCGACAGACCTGCGATGGTTCCAGCCATGGACTCCACAGCATCGGCCACGATGGGCTCAGACTGCTTCATGCCCACGGCGATACCCTCGCCGGTCAGCTTGCCGATTTCCGCCATGACCCTGGACGGCGACTTGATCCTCAGAGCTCTACGGATCGCCTTGACGATGGTCCGGGCAAGGACGCCAATCGCGTCTTCGACATCCTTCATCTTCGACTTCAGACCATCGACCACGCCCTGAGCCGCGTCGACGCCAGACTGGTACAGGTTCTTTGCCGTCTGGTCGCCGAACGTCTTGGACGCTGTGGTGAGCCGGGTATCGATTCCGTTGAGCTCGTCGATTGCCGCGGTCCCACCAGCCAGAAGCTGGCTCGCGAACTCCTGAGCACCCACACCTTCATCGACGAGCTGCTGATAGAGATCGTTGTTCAGGCCGAGAGCCCTGAGCTGCTCCAGAGTTGCCGCATACTTCTCGACCGCATCAGCCTGGTTGGTGAGTGCAGCCTTGAAGCGCGAGAGAACCTTGGTCGGATCCTCATCCTCCTCCAGCAACATCGAGGGCAGATCCGAGAAGCGCTCCGAGACGCTTGCCGAAGCATCGTCCCTGGCCTTCTTGGCATCAGCCAGCGCATCTTCAGCGGCCTTGAGCTGGTTCGCCAGGTCGGTGTACTGCTTTGCCAGCTTGGAGAGATCGGCACGATTCTTGACCTGACCCTTGTTCAGCTCCGTCTGAGCACGCTGGGCGTTCTTGATGACCGCCTGGTACTTGACGATGGCTGCCGTAGCCGCAGCGATCCTCTTCCCGTCCGGGTCGTCCTTCGCGTTTTCCTTCTGAATATCGGCCCGAAGCTTCGAGATCTGAGCCTTGGCGTCACCGACGGTCTGGACGAGGTACTGGCTCAGCTTGGCGACGGAATCCCTGATGCTCTGCTGAGAGCCCTTCAGGCCCTCGAGAAATCCGTCACCGACGAACTTGCCGAGCTCCTTCATCACCTTGGAAGGCGACGTGATCTGGAAGATCTTCTTCACTGCAGATATGACGCCATTGGACATCGCCTCAGCGGACTTGTACGCCTTGGGTGCGGTGCCGTCCATGCCCTGCACGAGGCCAAGGACGATGAACTCACCGAGCTCAGCCGTGGCCTTCGACGGTGAGAAAATATCCAGCGCGCCCTTCAGCTTGTTCAGAACACCTGAGGCGATCTCGGCAGCCTTGTTGTAGGCGTCCTGAGCCTTGTTCGCCAGGCCCTGAATGATTCCGCTGACGATGGCCTCGCCGATCTCGATTGCCGCCTCGGTGATCTGAGGCGCGTAGACGTCGATCGCCTGCCTGAGCCCGATCAGGAAGTCGAGAAGCGCCTGAGCCGCAGCAGTTGCGAGCCGCAGAGCGTTCTTCCCGATGCCCTGAATGAGCTTGGTGATGATGTTGACGCCTGAAGTCACCAGTCGACCGGCGTTGTTTCCGATGCTGGTCGCGAACTTAATGACCGCCGTGGTGGCAGCAGTGACGAGTCGACCACCCGCATTGCCGATTCCCGTGACGAGCCGCACGATCAGGTTCGTACCCATCGTGACAACTCGGCCAAGACCGTTCGTGATGCTCTGCAGGAACCTTGTCAGGATCTGCAGGGCCGCAGTTCCGATCCGACCGATGTTGTTGCTGATCCCTCGAAGCAGGCTGACAACCAGATTGACGCCTGCGGTCACGATCCGGTTGGCATTCGCGGCGAGAGCGTTGATGAACTTCACGACGATGTCGACTGCCAGCGTGACGATCTGGGGGATGTTCTGCTTCAGGCCCTGGAGAAGGGCAATGAGCAAGGATATGCCGGTCGCCACGATCTGCGGGAACAAGGTTCTCAGACCCGTCAGAAGGTTGCTGATCAGCACAACGCCTGCTGCCACCAGCTGAGGAGCTGCTGCAATGACTGCCTGAGACAGCGCGATCAGAATAAGCCCCATCGACTCGATGAACTGCGGTGCTGCCTCGGCAAGACTCAGGGCCATGGTGATGAACGCCTGAGTCAAGTCCTCGACGTACTGCGGGAGCCTCTCCATGAGCGTGTCGAGCGCATTGAAAAGCACCGCAATTGCAGCAGTTCCTGAGGTTGCGATGGCCGCCAGGCCAAGGCCGATGAGAAATATTCCTGCCCCTGCTAGCGCCAAACCTCCGCCGATGAGGAGCAGTGCGGCACCCATTCCGAGCATGGCAGGCACGGCGCCTCCGAGGAGGACCGATGCCGCTGCCAGAATACCGATGGCCCCAGCCAGAGCCACCATTCCCTTGACGATCTCAGTCCAGGACTGACCGCCGAGCTTGGTGAGGGCGGGAGCCAGAAGCGCAATGCCCGCAGCCGCAACGGCAAGCGCCGCGGCGCCGCCCAGGGTTCCGGACATCAGATGCAGTGCGCCGGCGAGGATTGCCAGAGCTCCAGCCAAGGTGATCAAACCCTTGGCGATCTCCGGGATCGACATGCCGCCCATCTTTTCGATCGCACCAGCCAGGATCTTCATGGCCGTCGCGACCAGAATAAGACCGGCACCGATGATGAGGGTGCTGGCCGGCATGAGCTTCATGGCCACGCCGATTGCCGCGAGGGCACCAGCTACGACCGTGAGCCCCTTACCGATCTCTTCCCAGGAGAGGCCTGCGAGATCCTGCATGGCACTTGCCAGGATCTTCAGACCGGCAGCCACGCCGATCAGGCCGATGCCGATTGCCACCATACCGGTCGGGAACAGCCTTGAGGCTGCCCCGATGGCGGTAAGAGCTGCGGCGATCGTGGCCATCCCCTTGCCAAGGGACTCCCAGGACATTCCGCTGAAGTCCTTGATGGCACTGGCAAGGATCTTCATGGCGATCGCGATGGCGGTAATACCCACGCCAGCGCCGATCAGACCGACGGAAGCCCTGGAGAGTGGTCCTGCTGCAGCGGCGAGAGCAGCGAGGAGGGCACCCACTCCGGTGAGCCCCTTGGCAAGCTCTTCCCAATTCATCGTCGACAGGGCCTTCACCGAGATGGCGAGGATGCCGATGGCCACACCCAAGACGATCAGGCCGGCTGCGATGAACGGAAGCTTGAGAAATCCAGGGCCCGTGGCGACCACGTTGAGCGCGGCCATAGCGCCCACAAGCAGACCCATGGCGACGGCAACTCCTGCCATCGCAGTCTTCATCTTCTCAGGCTCGATGGTCGAGAGGATGAATATGGAGCCTGCCAGGAGGGCCACTGCAATGGCGATCTCCTTGAGGGTCTTGGCCTTCAGGTTCTGCTGCATGGCACCCAAAGTGCCGTTCAGCCCTGAGAAGACTCCCGAGATGTTCTCGATGAAGCCGAGGTTGCCAACCTGCTCAAGGAGCGATCCCTTGCCGAAGAACTTCTTGAACGCCAGAACCAGCGCAGCGAAGAGGCCGGTGTTGAGTACGGCCAGAACGCTGTCCCAGTTGATGTTGCTGAAGGCGCTCGCGATGAACGTACCGATGCCGCCGAAGAACGATCGGAGCGATTCGCCGAGCGTGTCGAATATGGCGCCTGAGCCGCCGAAGCTGTCCAGGAACCGTTCCCACGCATCTGCGACGCCGCCGATAACGCCGGCAAGCGGAGCGAGCGTTGCGGACAATCCTCCCAGCGCTCCGGAAACTCCCCCGGAGGTATTTGTGGAAAATAGAGCCGCAAGTGCTCCGGCGAGAAGGCCGATCAGCTCGATGGGCTTGGCGAGCACATTGCCCAGCCCCTCGAAGAAATCGGTGATGACTCCGCTTTCCTTGATGGTGTCCCGCAGCTTCACAAGGAAATCGCCGATCTGAGCGGTCAGCTCGAGAAACCCACCGCTACCGCCAGTGATCGCACCGAACAGGTCGCCGATGACCGAGAAGATCCCGCCGACGATCGACTTGCCGATGTCCAGCACGGCAAATATCCCGGCGAAGGTCCTTCTCAGCTTGTCCAGCGTGGCTTCGCTGGGCTTGAGGGTCTCGGTGAACTCCTTGAAGTTCTTCGTGATCGCAGCGAGATCTTTCCCTGTCTTTGCAGGGAAAATATCCCGGAACGCATCCTTGATGGTCCCGAGCACTGCGCCGAGGGCGCTGAAGATGTTCGAGATTCCTGCGATCAGGTCAGCACGTCCGCCGAGCTTCTTCCAGTCCTTCAGGACCTTGTTGCGAGCTTCGGCGTTCTTGCCGATGAAGTCGTTGATGACATTCGAGATGCCAGTGAAGAGCTGCTTGGCCTCGTTGAAGTCACCGAAAATGATGCGCCAGGTCTGCGCCCACCCGGAGGACAGAGCCTCGCTGGTGGTGCTGAGAAGCTGTGAGAACGTCTTGACCTGGGTGGCGGCCTCCAGGGCCATCTTGGCCTGTGTCTGGATGGCCTTGATCTGGGCGTCGGTATAGCCTTCCGCCTTCAGCTTGGCGTCAGTGAGGTTTCCGCTGAGCTGCGAAAGGGTCTGGGTGAGGACTTCACCATTCAGCCACGTCTGACCATCGGCGCCGGTCTCCGACAGAGACTGCCGGAACGACTTACCATTGATCGTGACGTTCTTCATGGACCCGCTGAGCTTCAGGGCGCTCTCGTCGAGTCGACCCATGTTGACAGCGGTCTGAGCCAGAGCTCGCTGGAAGACCGTACCGCCCATGCCCGCGTTGACGACGCTGTTCCAGTCCATCAGCGAGACCTTGCCCGCGGAAATGGCCTGAGACAGCTGGTACATCGCGGTTGCTGCCTGCTGCGAGTTCGAACCCGACAGGGCCGCCAGGTTGGCAATACCCTTGATCGAGTTCACCGAGGTCTGGAGGTCGACACCGGCAGCCGTGAAGGTACCGATGTTCTTCGCCATCTCGGAGAAGTTGTAGATCGTCTTGTCCGCGTAGGTGTTCAGCTCATCCAGGGCGCGGTTCACGTCCCGGATGTTGGTGCCTGCCGCGGTGGTGTTGCTGAGGATGGTCTGGACAGCGTTGATCTGGGTTTCGTACTCACGGAAACCATCGATCAGAGGCTGGATGGTGAACGACTTGGCGATCGCTGCGCCTGATCGTACCGCTTGGATCGCGATGCTTGAGAACACCGCAAGGGCGGCCACCGACAGGGCACTGAACTTGTTGCGAATATCGTCGACCGACTTCGCGATGTGTGACAGATCGACCTTCTTGGAAGCCGCATCGATGTCCGACAAGCCCTTTCCGGCCTTGTCAAACGTCAGGGACTTCTTGAGCAAAGCGAGACCTGACAAGACTCGAGACACACCGGACTCGAACTTGCTGGTCTCAAAGCTCATTGCAACAACTTTGTCATCAACGCTCGCCACTACTTAGTCACCTCCCTCCATACCTCGGCTTCGATTCTGTCGAATGCCGGCTTGATGGCCGGATTGATGTAGTCCTGCCCTCTGACGTAACCGCCTGTCCCGGTACCGTGGCCGTATTGAAGGATGATGGCGATTGGGACACCATCATTCACGTTTCGGTTGTACCACGTGATTCGCGAATATCCTCCGCGAGCCTCGACCTCGAAGTACCAGGACTGGGCGGTTAGACCGGACTCAACTGGAGTCCCGGCGGCCAGCGCATCCACACCCATTTGGCCGTACTTTGCCAGTATGCCTTCCAGGCGCAACCTTTTGACCCTCTCCAAATATCGCCTGGTGGAGTCCCAATCCCCCTTCTGTGTGAATGAGAACACGTTTACACCGCCGTCAGTCGAATGACCACGACTCCCTTGACGCCTGCGGTTGCCTCACCACCGGACCCGTAGAGGGTCGGCTGGTTGCTGATCAGCGCCGCCTTTGCGCCGCCTCCCTTGCCTGGGACTGTGTTCGCAGCCCCCGTATTCGGGTCCGTTGACGGCGAACCGCCTCCCGCATATGCGGACAGGTCACTGGCGTTGTACGAACCCCGACCGCCTGCAGTAGCCGCGTTGAGGGTGGTACCCGCGGGATAACTAGCCACTCCGCCAGCTCCGCCTCCACCTCCGGATCCGATGACTCCGTCCCAGCTTCCATCCGCCGCAGCAGTGCCTGCAGTGCCCGGGCCAGTAGTCGTCGGAATGCCCGCAGTACCACCCGTACCGCCACCACCAGCAGCCGTCTGGCCTCCAATGCCACCATCCCCTCCATCGGCTAGCGACGAGGTCGTCTGGGAGTTGACCTGGACCCGCTTTCCGCCTTTACCGCCGGATGCCCTGCACATGGTGCCGTTGAACGTTGCTGCACCTCCGTCGCCACCATCAGTGGTATTGGCGGGATTGGAGGAATCGTCAACGCCCTTGGCTCCAGCAGCTCCTACCACGATCGCCACAGAGGCAGGAAGCCCTGAGAGAAGCCCCTGAACTCGATGGGCTCCTCCGCCACCGCCGGCTCCGCCATAGCTTCTGACGAATGTTCCGGAGTTTGCCGTGTCGATGCCACCACCAGCTCCGCCTCCGCTGCCGATGCACATCACATCGAAGTTGGTGTACCCCAGATCGATGTAATCGCCCGGCTCGAAGGTGCCTGTCGACGTGAATATGACGACTTCCGGAGTTGGAACGGCAAGGGTCCCCGCGAGCTCCAGTCGCATGGGCTACCCTTCGATCGTGGCGATGTATCGGAAGGCGACGTCAACGTTGACCGTGCCTGCCGTGTTGGCCGCGATCACACGACACGAAGTGTCCGTGTCCTGATCGATGGCCATGAGAGTCCACTGAATCCCATTGGTGGGAGTCACCACGATGTCGATGAGCTTCTTACCCGGGGGCATGTAGAGGACGTAAATGCCGGCGGTTGTTCTCTTACAGGTCATTTCGCCGCTGACGACAACCCCTGTCGCGGCGATCTTTCCGGAAATGACCCTTGTAGTCGCGGTTCTCATCAGGCCACCGCCAGATCGACTTGTTCCTGGGTGTCGAGCGTGCTGAAGTCGCAGTAGAGATCTGTCGCCGTCATCATCTCGATGTGATCGCCCGGGTTCTTGGGCGAAATGCCGAGCGCCTGGGCGCCCTTTGCGTACAGGACAGCGATCTCAGCTGCGTCCAGAACTCCGTTGTAGACGAATGCGCTATCGACCTGACCACGGAACGTGGAGCCGACGCCGTCGGGATAGACGCCGATCTTGAACCGGTTTGCCCCGCCAAGGGCGAACGTGGTCAGAGTCACGCCTGCCGCGACGCACTTGCCGTCGAAATACAGCTTTCGCTTCATCCCGTCGACGGGAGCGTTCTCCTCGGTCACGACCACGAAATGCCACTTGCCGTCTCCGGCGTAGACACCACCGACGTTGTTGTCGATGTTGCGGGCGATGAGGATTCCGTCGTTGACGCCGTCGTTGAGGACGTAGAGCATTTGCGCCGCAGTTGAAGACGCCGAAGCACCCCACCCCATGACGCCACGAGTTCCCGTGGTGGCCAGATACTTCAGCCACAGACCGTAGGACCTGGAGGCTGTCCCTGAGGGCAGACCAGTGTCCGTTGCTTGCAAGAACGTCGAGGATCCGTTGAGGTCGTAGGCGTTCCCTGCAGCACCATCAGCGCCGGAAACAGCTAGCGCACCCGTACCGCTAACGGTGAGTGGCGTGTTGTTGGAGCCCTGATCGGTCAGTGCGCCGGCCGTGAAGTTGTAGAGCCTCAGCGGCGTCGCCGGGAAGTCCGTAGTCGCCAGAGCAGCACCCTTCTTGCGCCTTCTGACGTTCAAGGCAACGCGCTTCGGCGTGGACCCAAGAGCGTGTGCGATCTTGGAGCAGTACAGATTCCGGATCTGATCCTCGGAAAGCACATCCGACGTGACGAACGCCTCGTCGATCCGACCCTTTGTCGGCTGGAGGGTGGCCTGGGCCGCCGTGGCCTGAAGTCCACCGATGTTGAACGGAGCACTCGCGCCTGCCGTGTAGGCAGGACCAACGACGACCTGAGTCCTCTCGAGGATTCCGTCGACGTAGATGGCAAGCTGTGCGCCATCAAGGGTGCCGACGATGAAATGCCAGCGGTCGTCGCTCACGATGCTGGTGCTGTAGACAGCCACGTTTCCAGCATTCAGACCGGTGGGAGTCATGGCGTACTCGACGAGTCCACCGGCGGTGACGTTCAGCCACATGTTGTGCTGACCATCAGTAGCTGAGTACTTACCCATCAGCGCCTGCGCGGCACCAACCTGCGAGCACCTGAACCAGCATCCGATCGTGCCCGTCTTGAGACGGAACGGATCAGCGGCGCCAGTGTCGAGGATATAGAGCGCCTGAGCAGTACTTCCCGTGAACTGAGCGGCGGTCGTAGCCAGACCACCGATCCCCTTGGCAAACGTGACGGTCCCCTTGTTCGTCAGGTTCCGTCCGTTACCACTCGAGTCATTCGCGTTGCTGAGATTCCACAGACCAGCCGGAGCTGCCAGCCCCATGTTCGTGAAATCGGCTGCAGAGAGCTGTCGACCAGCTTTGACCTGGTTCGGGACTCCCACGTCGAAGAGATCTCGTGCCGTGACGACCACCAGATCCGAACCTGGAACGCCCTGGATTCCCTGAGCGCCACGAACATCACCGGCGTTGATCTGAGACCCATCCTGTCGAGTGAGGATCAGATCGTCACCGACCACTTCTCCGTCAACGACTGAGGCTGCCTCGATTGCGAGCATTCGAGCAGCAGTCAATCCTGTGATTGTTGCCATATATCACCTCCTTACGGAGTCGTGGTTGAGATCTCGTATGTCGTGGCGTCCAGGAAATCGGCATCCGCGCCGGTGATCGTGAACTCCGTGGTCGAGTCCATGGTGATGTACTCGTTGCTGACGTCGATGGCGGTCCAAGTCCCATCGCCATTGTCGATGATCGTCAGAACGCCGACCGTGTCGAACAGGGACCGCAGCTCTTGGATCGTCGGGAACCGAGCAGCGGTTTCGGAGGTCCCGTACAGGACGTTCTCGATGGTCTCGAGGACCAGTGGGTCGACCCGTCTCGAATCAAGACTCACGTGGACTGTCGGACGATACCCGGCGAGCTGAGGAGGCGTCCCTGTCAAAGACCAGCCGAACTCCAAAGGCTCGGAGTTGTCACTGATGGTCTCGTATGAGGCCTCCTCAGGGGCGGCGAGAAGGTTGTAGAGCAGATGGATCTTGTAGCCGGCATCGGAATCGAGGTCCGTTCCCACCCTCGTCTGATACGAAAGGTTGAAACTTTGTGGGGGCTGCTCGTAGTACTGCAGCCCAGGAGCGGCCTCTACAATTCCGGTGACTTCGTCGAGCTCGTCGGGGTATGTCCAAGCTTTGAGTTTGCCCGAAAAATCCCCCGGAGCCAAATTCTGGAGATACTTCACCCCATCGAGGTAGTAGGAGGAGAGTTCCGTGTCGGGTTCGTCGTCCATGGCCGTGAGGCCGTTCCAGACGACTGCCCGGCCATCGTGCAGGTATAGGACACCCTTGCTGATGCCCTGTTGGTAGACCTTCTCACCAGCTGCGTCCCACACCAGCTCTGCCATGTCACCCCCTTGTACCCAGCTGAGCCTTCCTCTGGGCGTTGAGATCTCTGTTGCGTCGAGCGACTTCGGCTCGACTCATCTTCTGCGGCTTGGCTGCCTTGTTGTTGCAGACTCGGATGAGGGTGAACAGACGGTTCAGATGCCAGTATTGGCACTCGAACGGGATCTTGAACTCCACCATCCAGTAGTAGATCAGCTCAGCCGTGATGACCTCTCGGCTTTGTGGGGCGCCAGGCGTGTCTCGAAACCAAGTAGCTGTCTGCTTGGCCTCGATGTAGTCGTTGATCTCTTTGACGTTGGCTTCAGAGAGTCTGGAGAGAATTCCCTCTGGAACTTCGCCTAGGATCATCTCCTCGACGTAGGCCAGGATCTCTTCCGTGGTCTTTTCACTTTTACCAAGGAAGGGCTTCTCGAATTTTGACTCCCATTTTGACAGTGAGACCAGAGAATGCTCAAGCTCAATTGTCGTACCGCCTTGAGTGACGAAGGTGTTTGTCGCTTCGTCGAATGCTTCGGTACCTCCTACTACGATCTTGAGCACTCTCAGTCTCCTCAGCTTCGACTAGTAGTCGTACGTCCAGTCGTCGTCGCCGACCAGGTTGTAGCCCGACTGCGCGTGGGCCGTGACCTCGGCGGTCTCGCCGACGGACAGCGCCGGCTGCGCACCCGGGGCAGCGTCCTCGCCGTTGATCTTCCACTGCACACCGGTGACGGTCGGCAGGGTGATCACGTGCGTGCCGCTGTTGTACGACGGCTGGTTCGCGAAGGTCCCCAGGTCGACGGCCGTGACGCCGGCACCGAAGATCGAGATGACCTCGGCGGGCAGCGGGAGCCGCGGGTCATCCCCGACCGTCCCGAAGAGGATGTCCTCCAGGGTGGCCAGGTCGGCCGAGTCCACCTCGGTCGAGTCGATGACGATCAGCGACGTCGGCTTGTAGGGGTCGGGTGCCGGCACCGGGGTGGACGACACCTCCCAGCTGAACGTGATCGCCTCGGGCGAGTCGTTGATGGTCCCGTACGCCTTCTCCGACGGCGCTGCGAGCAGGCCGTAGAGCAGGTGGATCTTGTAGCCGTGGTCGGTCCCGTCCAGGTCGTTGCCGACCCGGGTGCGGTAGACGAGGCCGAAGGTCTTCCGGCCCTGCTGACCGATCATCACGCCGGCGGCCAACGCGACCGAACCGTCGCACTGGGCGAACTCGTCCGGGTACGTGAAGGCCTCGATGGTGCCACCGAACTCCTCGGCGGACACCAGGTTCAGGTACTTGATGTTGTCGGCGTACTGCGGAGACGCCTCGGCCCCCGAGGGGGACTCGGTGACGGTCACCAGACCGTTCCACGCGTAGCCGTCGGCGTAGTCGCCGTTCTCGTCCGGGATGTAGAGCACCCCGTGATCGACGCCCACCTCGTAGAGGCGCTCGCCAACCTGGTCCCACACCAGCTCTGCCATGTCGGCCCTTTCAGAAGTAAAGGTTGTAGACGTTGTGGTTCAGATTGGCTGCGCTATAGAACCTGTTGAACAGGCACATCGGAAGCGCAGCGATCTGCGCCAGGATCGGGCTGTCTGGATCCCGATCGATGACCACGATCTGATACCGCACAGTGTGCGTGTACGGCTTGTCATCCGCGAACTTGGTATCTCCTGAGTCGCGCTCGTAGACGATGCACGGATATGTCAGCAGCACGTTGGTCGGCGGCTGGAAATACACGTTTGGGCAGATCGTCTCGAGTAGCGCTTGGAGCTCAAGCCTTAGGGCCATTGTAGACCTCCCCAAGACTGAGAATCAGGCGGGGGCGCTCGACCACGACGTTTGTCACAGTCCAGAGAACCCCCGCCCATTCCACGTAGCGGATGGCAAAGAAATGGTCATTGGCGTACGCGTCAGCGACGATGCTGATCGAGTTCCCTACGCTGAGATCGGGGTTGAGGTTCTCACCTTCCGAGAGTCGACGCGAGTTGCGAATGACATCTCCGAAATATGACCTCTCGACGATCTCATCGGCCCAGACTCCCGGGGCCCCCTCAGTGGGGACCCCGTAGCCGATCTTGCCGAAGAACCTCGCCATGACCACCTCTTTCAGATCAGGCGGCCGGCGTGGTGTAGGTCCACTCGTCGTCCTGGTTGGTCGCGAAGTGGTACCCGGACGCCGGGGTCGCCTCGACGGTGATGCTGTCGCCCGGGTCCACCGTGTACGGCGAGCCGGCGTTGTTGATCACGGCGTCGGTCTCGGCGTTCTTGTAGACCACGCCGGTCTGGTCGGTGATCGTGAGCTCGCCGGCCTCCTCGTCGAAGGCGGGCTCGTTCGGGGAGACGAGCGTGCTGCTGCCGGCCGTCTTCTTGATGATCAGGGCCGAACGGATCTTGGTCAGCGCGCCGGAGACGCGCGTCTCGAGCAGGTACTTGTACTGGTTGTAGTCGATGTCGAAGTCGTCGAAGAAGTTGATCTCTCCGCCGCGGTCCGCACCGACCGTGTAGTCCGACAGGTTGACGATGATGCCGAGCAGGTCGGCCTCGTCCTCCATGACCTCGACGGTCACGATGGAGGAGACGTTCATCTCGTCGGCCAGCTCCTGCTTGTTCTTCCAGAGCCGGTGACCGAACTGGTCGCGCTCGAGCAGCATGTAGGTCAGCGTCGGCAGCGTGGTGAAGAACGTCGGGCTGCCGGAGCCCTTGTAGTACTGCATGGCGCTGATGACCGCGTCGACCACCTCGTGCGGCTTGGAGTTGGCGTCGTCGATGTTGACGTTCACCGTGGCCGCGTACAGGTCGTGCTCGTGGAGGATCGAACGGATGCCCACGCCGTCGGTCGCCGCGGCGGGGTCACGGATCTTGTCCTCGTCGTCGACCTCGCGGCCGTCGCCGATCAGGATCGCGCGCGCGAGCTCCTCGTCCATCATGAGGCGCATCTCGCCCTTGAGCCAGGCCACCACGTCGAAGTCCGTGATGTCGATGATGTCGTCACGGTCCAGCTTCTGCTTCTTGTAGACCGTGGTCGGCGTCGTGGTCCGCTTGGCCACCCCGAAGAACTCTTCCTTCTTCAGGTTGCCCTTGATGTAACCCTTCGCCCTCGCCGCCTCGAAGGTCAGGTCGGCGACCATCGACTTGATGCGGGAGAACGGCGACTTGCGGGTGCCGGCCAGGACGGACTTCACCCACTCCATGCGCCGGGTGTCCCACTCCGGCGTCGTGGTGACGTTCTTGGCGTCCGGGAACAGGAGCTCGATGTCGTTGATCCCGTGCTGGAGCGCGTACTCCTCGAAGGCCTCCTTGAGGGATCCGCGCTTCTGCGCGTCCTCGACGATGCCCTTCAAGGCGTCGTGGGAGAGTGCGTGCCGGTCGCCGGCCGCCTTCTCACGCTCCTGCTGCTCGAACACGTTGCGCTTCATGCTGCGGCCTTCCTTTTCGTCGTCGGAGCCCTCCCCACTGTGGGAGATGTCCTTGCTGGAGTCCTCCTCGCCATGCTGGGCGGCGGCCTCGAGGGCTGCACCCACCATGTAGTGGACCACTTCCTGCTGCTCTTCGGACATCTTCTCGTACACGGACTTCACCGAAGCGCTGTCAGCGTGCTCGACTTCGTCACCCTCGACGTCGTCGTCCTCGCCGTTCTCGCCGTCCTCCCCGTCCTCGGAGTCGTTCTCGTTCTCGGGATCCTCATCCTCAGGACCCGCGTCGCTGTGGCGCAGCTTCTCACCGGTGTAGATGAGCGCCTCGTCCTCGAGGGTCACCATCGCACCATCGGCATGTGCCAAGGTGATGTTGTCGATGAGGGCGCCCGGGTTCGCCCCGGACAGCACCAGGCTCACCTCGCGAATGAAGCCGTGGAAGACCTGCTTGGCCTTCTCGGTCAGCTGATTCGCGTAGATGGAGAGCGAATTGATGTCCTCGTGCTGGACGAGGGCCTTCGCGTTCTGGGCCTGCTGCGTGTCGTTGAAGAACCCGTAGGTGTAGACACCCTCCGGGCGGTTCTCCAGGACGGCGTGACCCAGGACGTTGTCCGGGGCACTGTGGTTGTGCTGCCACACCAGAGGCACCGTGACCTGATCCTGGTGCTTGAAGGCGTCGGGCATGATGGTGCGCCCGTCGCTGCAACGAAGCCCAGCCTTCGTGGCCCAGCCACTGAAGTCAGGCTTACGCTTTTCTCCCATTTTGAGCGCTCGCTTTCGTTTCTCGGTGGTCGATCACTCAGTTGTTCGACCCGTTTCCGTTCCCGTTGGAACCAGCCCTGGCGACGACCTTCTCGATGACAGCGGTGGTCGGATCGGCCGCCGGGGAGCCCGGAGTGACCGCATCGCCGACCGGCATGTTGCTGTTGATCAGTTGGTCTGCCTTGGGATCCGAGTGGGGCGCAATTCCCATGCCTTGACGGATCTCGTTTGACGTCAGGATCTCGTTCCGGGTGAACTTGTCCGCGATCTCAGCGATCTGCTCGAGAGGAGCCAGACGGAAGGGGTCTCGGAAGAACATGATCCACTGCTTCTGAGACCTTGCGGTCTTGGTCAGAAACGAGCGGCGCATGGCCTCGACGATTGCCGTGAGAAACGGCTCGACCGTCCGGTTGAAGTAGTTGATCATCGCCTTTTCGTCTGCGGTGCCGAGCATGACCTCTTCGGTCAACCCAAGCTGGCTGTACAGCAGCTTGGTCAGGTACTCGATCTGTACCAGGAGATTGTTCTCGGCGGGTCTGTTCAGCTGGGTGATCTTCTCGGTGCCATCGGTGTAGGCGATACCGTACTGGCTGCCCTTCAGCTGAACTTCGATGTCCTTCCTGCGCTGGTCTGCCTGCTGACGCTTTGCTTCGGACTTGATCACGTACGGAAGCTGGATGATGAGATCCAGTTTGCCGGACGCGACCTGCTCGTCGGAGCCGTCCAAGAGGTTCAGCTTGCGAATGAGACGCTGAAGCGTGGAGTTTGGCTCATTCATCACCGTGTACAGCGGGTTCTCGATGATGGCCACGAACTTCTTCTCGAGCGTCACCTGTTCACGAATCCCGCGCGCCTCGTTGAAGACCTCCACTCGCACGTGGTATGGGAACCACGCAACGATGGTGCCGACTCGAAGCGTCAGGATGTCGTAACCGCCTGACTTCGTCGGGCTGATCGATGTGTCGACCGGAACCAGAGCGATGACGCCGGTCTCGCAGAGCGACATCATCAAGTCAAGACGGAACTGACGAGCAGCTTGGTCGATGTTGGCCTCCAACGTCAAGCAGTTGTTGAGGCCGCTGTCGATGTCCTCCTTGTATCGCCTCTGATCGTCGAGACGGACGTGGCGCATGTCGACAGACGCAACATCGATGCTCAGCCGGGTGAGAATTGACGCGATGATTGAGCGCTCATTTGAGAAACT